TCCGACGGGTTTTTTAAAAAATCATTAATAGATTCATGTACAGTACTAGATGAAACAAATGCCGATTTGTTTACACCGTGTTTGTATGGCGATCAAAACAAAAAATACGTCATGGGAGTAGACCCGGCTTACCAAGGTGATAATTTTGCAATAGTTATCTTGGAATTATACAAGAATGAGCGACGAGTAGTTCACTGCTGGACAACTCAATCCTCAGACCACAAAGACAGATTAAAACACAAGGCAACAGAAGAAAATCAATATTTTCAGTTTTGCGCAAGAAAAATAAGAAGTTTACTAAAACATTTTCCATGTGAATACATAGCCATGGACCCAATGGGGGGTGGTAAATCTGTAATAGAAGCCTTGATGGATCCCGACTGTCTTAAGCCAAATGAAAAACTAATATTAGAAGCGATCGATCCGACGCAAAAAACAAAACCAACAGATATTCAACAAGGGCTTCATATTTTAAAAATAATTAATTTTACAAGTGAATGGCTTTCCGATGCAAACTATGCTTTAAAAAAGGACATGGAAGATAAGTTTTTGAAATTTCCTTACGTCGATGATATAAGCTATATTGCAGCGGATTATTATGATCACTCTTTAGGGGAATCAAAGTCTTTGTATGATACACTAGACGATTGTATTTATGATATAGAAGAATTAAAAAACGAACTTACTACTATTGTAGTAACAGAAAGCTCTACTGGTCGCGCCAGATTTGATACACCATCAATAAAAACCGGAATCAACAAAAAGGGGCGCCTTAAAAAAGATAGGTACTCCGCCTTGTTGTTGGCTAATTGGATAGGAAGACAAATAAATGGCGAGTTTGAAAGACTTGAATCTCCCGACACAATGAATCTCACCGGATTTGGTACAAGCGCAAAAAACTCGAATTTTTACACGGGCTCTGGAGAAATATCTTCAAAATTAAATAATCTTTATAATAACATGAATCTTGAGAAGCTTTGATTATAAAGTTATTACTAATTACTCCAGCTTTTAATAGGTATTAAAATGGCCAACCAAACAAAGACGCAAAAAGCATGCGCCAGTATAGCAGAAAATTGTTCTAGTGAAAATTTCATAAATACTTGTACGGCTGGAGTTAGAAATAGCTTTTCTTCTTCAGCTACAGCATCAGTTATGTCAATGGATCGCGAGTCTTATTCTAAAGATAATTACCTCAACTCAAGACCCGGCGAAAGAGCCCCCGTTGGATTTCTGCAAACTGTTATTTTTTCAAATAACGCTTACTATAATTTTACAATAGTAAGAACAATGATAGATTTGATGACAGATTTTTGTGCTAAAGGACTTCAGTGGTCACATCCTAACAGGACTGTTCAAAATTTTTACAAACAGCATTATCAAAAAGTTGATGGAGACAATGTTTCTGAGAGATTTTGTAATTACTTGATACGGCATGCGAACGTTGCTATTTTGCCAGAAATTTCAAAAATAGACCCCAAAACTGCTTCTAATTGGAAACGTTCAAGGGCAGAATTTTCAGAGATAAAAAATCCAGACAACTTACAGATTCCATCCGCATATCACTTTTTAGATGTAACAGCTCTTTATCCAGTAATCAACTCTTATGACTCTTATAATTACAATATTTATGGGGGGCATCTATCTTCAAGAAACGGCGCATGGAATTATAGAATTCAAACTCCATTAATGGAATTTTCTAACGATAAAAAATATACAGGTGTGCCAAAGTATCTTATCGACAGATTTAAGACAAGTGGAACCGGAGGACAAGCTGTACTCAAAAAGGACGAAGACTTCCTTCTTTATCATTACAGAAGAGACGATTGGGAAATGTGGGCGACCCCTTTGGTTGCAACTATGTCTGAACAGCTTATCATGCTAGACAAGCTTCACTTGGCTGATGCATCAGCTTTGGATGGCGCTATTTCAGGAGTAAGGCTTTGGAACCTTGGTTTTATAGACCAAACAAATTCTATCAATTCACAAATACCTTCTTTTGACGCTCTAAGAAAGGTAGCTAATTACATAAAAAGAAGCGTAAAGGGCGGACAACTAGATGTTGTTTGGGGTCCTGATTTGAAATTTACAGAATCAAGTAGTAATGCTTACAAATTTTTGTTGCCAGAAAAATATATACAAGTAATGTCAGAAATATACAGCGGTTTTGGAATCAACCCCGGCGTAAGTGGAGGGTCGTCTTCATCTAATGGCCAGTCTGGATTTGGAAACAATGCAATCTCTATAAAAGTACTTGTCGAAAGATTGAATTATATCAGAGGACGCTTGATTAACTTTTGGACTAAAGAGTCCGAAAGAATTCAAAAGGCAATGGGTTTTGCTTACCCGGCAAAAGTAATTTTTGAAGACCCGATTTTTTCTGACGAAATAAATTACAAACGCCTTCTTATCGAGCTTTCAGACAGAAATGTCATAAGCCATGAATCGCTTAGAAACGAGTTTAATCTTATAGACAAGATAGAAAATTCTAGAATAAGATCTGAAACCAGACAAAGAAAAAATGGGCGATCTCCAAGAAGGTCTTCTCCTTATCACGACCCGATGGTAGAAGACAAACTTGCTTCGGATTTAATCAAATCTGGTAATTTAGATGGCGATGAAATGAACATAGAGGTCAGCAAGGAAGACGTGTATTCTAAAGATAAAGGTGGAAGGCCAGTTGGAGTCAAGGATTCTTCTAAAAGAAAGCCAAAAGAAGTTTCCCCTAAAACATCGGTCGCCAATGTTGATACGTTTTCACTTGAGTTATGGGCCAAGGATTCTCTTGAAGAAATATCCGAAATAATCGGGCCAGTCTATCTCAAATCGATTGGTAAGAAAAACTTTAGACAGCTAACTACAGAAGAAGGTGAAAATTTTGAAATAGCTAAGTTAGCAATTTTAAAGTCTATTCCTGCTTATTCTAAAATAACTGCAGAATTAATATCGGAAAACAGCGAAAATATCTCTAGCATTGAACAAGAAATTGAACAATACAACAAAATAATCGAAAACATATCAGAAAAAATAAACAGACCAATCAGTGTCTACGACAAGAGGTCGGCGGCTGCGTCCGCTTATGCATCCTGCAAAACTCGAATATTTTAATAAATATTAATATATTGAGAAGTATCTTTTAGAATTTTTTTAAAAAAGAAATAAAATGAGCATACCAATATACGAATCAGAAACAGGCCTTGAAGAACTTTTGCAAAAAAATGTAGCAAAAGTTTACGCTTCTAATTCTTTACAAAAAATAAGGTTTTCAGAAGAACCTGGTTTATTAGAAAAAGCTGTTGCCAAACTAGGCGGTATGTTTAAAGAACCCAAAAATATAGACCTGTATTATCTTGAGTCAATACTAGCTAGTATAAACAATAACGAAAATGACGATTGGTTTTTACCCGAAGAGATTTACAAAGCTAGATACACACCGGTGTTCAAGCAAGTAAATAGCATGCACAATGATTCGAAAATCATAGGTGTTATCACCGACAGTGTCCTTTTAGACAAAGAAGGAAACTTGGTAGAATCAGAAGAAAATGCGTCAAACGTTTACGATATAGCAACTCAAGCCGTTATTTGGAAAAAGTGGAACAACGAAGAATACGAAACTAGTGTTGCAGAAATAATCGATGGAATAGAGCAAAACAAATTATTTGTTTCAATGGAAGCTTTGTTTAAAAATTTTGATTATGTTTTAAGGCCGGACGGGGAAGAGACGTATTCTGTCGTTGCAAGAAACGACAAAACTTCATTTTTAACAAAGCATTTAAGAGTTTTTGGTGGGACTGGAAAAGTTGAAATAAACGGGAAAACCTTTAGAGTTTATAGAGCCTTGAGAGATTTTATTTTTAGCGGAAAAGGTGTAGTTGAAAACCCGGCAAACAAACGATCTATTATAGACAACTCTCTTTATTCAAAAATAGTTTCTGGTTCTGAAAAAAATACATTTTGTTCCGCTTCTTTGTTTGAGGCGTCGGCTTGCTGCTCATGTTGTTGCTCTTGCTGTTCTTGTCAAGACAAAGAGCACGACGACGAAGAAGAAGGCATGATAGAAGAAATATATGGTTATGAAAACCTATATGTTCCAGAAGATTATGAGTACGAAGACTTTGGAGAAGAAGTCGAAGAAATAGATTCAAAAATAATAGCCCTTCAATACAGAGCAAATTCAGAAAAAAACAAGAACGTAAAGCTAAACAAGCCGTTTAGAACTCCCGGAGGGCCTAAAAAGTTTAGCGTTTACACAAAAAACGAGAAGGGTAACATTGTAAAAGTCAATTTTGGTGACCCCAAGATGGAAATCAAAAGAGATGACCCAAACAGAAGAAAGAACTTCAGGGCTAGACACAACTGTTCTAATCCTGGACCGAAGTGGAAAGCAAGATATTGGTCTTGCAGATTTTGGTCTAGTAAAGATGTAAGCAAATTAACTTCTAATATTTTGGAGAATAAAATGGATCACGAACAACTTGTTCAAGAAAACGATCTGCTTAAAAAGCAGATAGCAACTTTGGAAGAAACAATCAAAGCTGAAGCACAGGCAAAACTTGATTCTTCTAAGGTTGAGCTTGAGTCGGCTCTGGCTGAAAATCAAGCTCTTAAAGTTTCTGTTACCGAAGCCGCTGAAAAAATGGATAATATGAAGAAGGGCTACGAAAAACAGAAAGAAGAAGACGATGAAAAGATGAAGGAAGCAAAGTCTGCTATTGAAACTTTGCAAAAAGAACTGGCGGAAATAAAAGCAGAAGCTGTTAAAGCCAACAGAGTCAGCGCTCTTGTTTCTGCTGATGTTCCAAAAGAAAAGGCAGAAGAAATTGTAAACACTTTTGCTTCTTTGGATGACGATCTTTTCGAAAAAATTTCAGTGCTTTATTCTAATTCTAATGCAAGCGCAGACAGCGAAGATGGATTGAAAGACGCACTAGAAAAATCACAGGCTTCCGCAAAAAGGGAAACCGGTGATCAAAAGAAACAAGAAAACCCGTTCGGGGATACTGCTGATTTAGCCAAAGCTTTGGCTAAAAAATTGTTTAATCAAAAAGACTGAAAACTGAAACTGGAGAATAAAATGGCTATACGAGGACACCAAGTAGTAGACCCGTACGCTAATGATCTTAGTTGCACTATGGCAACTGAGGGCGAAATGGGTGGATGCGTTGTTCTTACCGGGACAGGTACGGTTGGAACAGGTATGGATTCTCAGGAAAAAATAGTTGGATATGCAGCTAATCCTTCTGGTATGAAACCAGGTGGAGTACTGCTTCATACAGTAGAAGACTATGACACATCTAAAATTCCTGAAAATTTCCAAAATCATAATCTTAAACCAATTAACTCAAAGGTTACTCTTGCTAGAAAGTTTAGAGGCCGAGTTAACAACCTAGATCCCGCTTCTACAGGGTCTATGGCTTATGGTGTAGACGCGTATGTCGGTGCAAACGGGAATTACTCTACCGTATCAACTTCTGGCTGGCCAAAAGTTGGAAGGTTTGAGTCTTCTGTCGACGCCGATGGATTTTGTGAAATTTCTGTAAACATAGACTGAGAATTGGAGAATTAAATGACTACGACAAATAATTCCGACGATGTCGGATTTGATCAAATAAAAGCAGACGAGCAGCTTGACGCTATGCTTCGAGCAACTGCATCTGACGATCCAGTTATGAGAACCCAAGCTATAACTCAACTGTTTTCGCTGTTTCAAATGCCTGCGCGAAAGGCTGTATTTGATGGCGATGTTACGGGTAATATTTTTAGCAAGGAAACTCTTCCACCGGGTGTATCGCCAGAGATTCCTACTGATATCATAGCCCCAGGAACCGAGGGTGACTTCAGGGCATTTACAAACCCCGGCAAAGGTTATTTGCCGAGCGTTATGGCTTCTGGTGACAAATTTACACTTTCAACCATCAGAGACGCGAATGCTGTTGAATGGGATCTTGAGCACGCTGAAAACGCAAGATGGCCGATCATTCAAAGATACATGGAAGCTTTTAGTGCTGGCTTTGTCAAAAAGCAAAACGACAACTGTTTTCATACGCTTTTAGCGGCCATGGCAGACAGAGGTATAACCGTTTATGACGCGGCGGCTCCCTCAAAAGTTTTCACCAAGAAGCTGTTTTCTCTTTTGAGATGCGCTTTTGCAAGAAACTCAGGAGGCAACTCAACTTCTGTATCTAGAGGAAAATGGACTGACGCTTACATTAGCTGCGAAGGCATCGAGAGTATCCTTAATTGGAATCTCAATGACATTCCAGATTCTGTAAGAGCAAGTATGTACAGCATGAGCGGCGGTGATAACACCACGATCAACATCTTGGGTGTAACTATCCATGAAATGCTTGAACTTGGTGCAGGTCAAGAGTATCAAGATTATTACATCAATAATATTGGTGCTAACCTTACTCCTGCACTCACTGGTCCCCCAGCGCATGCTGCTGCTGACACCGAACTTGGAATAGCGCTTGATCTCAAGAATAGAGACTCGTTCTTTATGCTCGAAGTCAAACCTCTGACCGTTTTTCAAGCAGGTGGAGAAGGAAGTGAGCTTCATAGAGCTCAAAAGGGTGGAGCCTACGGATGGCGCAGGTACGGCGTTGGCGTTCTTGATACAAGACGAATTATGCCGATTAGTTACTGATCATTTGTAGTTGTGTAATATTTTGGGGCTTGGGCTTTTAAACCCAAGCCCCTTTTGATATAAGGTAAAAAAATGACTGACATAATCTATACTTGCACTAATTATGTTAGAATACTCATAGACGATACGGATTCGAGTGACTACGAGTATTCCGACAAAAGACTTTCTGATTTGATTATAATGTCATGCTCTTATGTTAATAATGACACCGACTCTAAGTATACAGTCGACTTGTGTTCCAAAACAGTTTCACCAGACCCAGATTCTAATTTTATAAACTTAGTTGCTTTAAAATCTGTTTGTTTACTCGCGAGTGCTCAGTATTCTAGAAATGCCAGAACCGGAGACGTCAAAGTGAACGACGGTGTAACAAGTGTAGATTTAAAAGGGTTAAGCTCTGGATTGAAAGATTTTTCTAAAACAGCATGCGAAAACTACGCTCGTGAATTAAATAACTATTTATTGGGAAGAGATATACGTGGAGTTATTGTAACAACGCCAAATTCAGAAAGTTAAAAAATGCCAATATATAGTCCAACTCAACAAAACAAAGTTTCTTTTGTAACTGAAAAAAAAACAGTTCAACGCGCAACTTATTCAGTTGTAGAAACAGATAATTTTCAGCGAGACCTGATTAACCGATTACCAGTTTCAGTGCCGTCATCTGGAATACATGTAGTTGTCAATGCCAGCCCAATAGCAAGTATTGACGTACAAAACTTGGTAGTTTCTTCTAGTAGTGGTGGTAGTTTTAAAATAAAAAGTGGCGCTAATGACATAACTGGTTTATTTCATATAGGCGCAAATCAAACAATAGAAATAGATGCCGATACTATACTTGCAAATCAAAACGAAAGTTTGATAATAGACACAAATACCGATCTTGGCGGGGCAATTAGTTACAAGTTAACCTGACAGGCATTCAAAATGAGTATAGTTCTAAAAAACAGAGTCAATGAAACTTGTTCTTCTGCAGATCAAAATTATCTGTATTTAGGAGGAGCAAAAAATTCTTACGCCTCGTTTGCTTCTGTTTTAGCGAGCGGAGATGTCACATACTATACTTTTTTAAAAGAAGACCAATGGGAAGTTGGCCAAGGAACATATGCTTCTAATCCTAACAGGGTTAGCAGGGATTTTGTTTTAAGTAGTTCGTCTGGTGGATCTAAAATAAATGAAACCGGCGCCAATCAATTTAACTCAAGCGCTTTTATTTGCTATCCATCTGAAAAATCAGTATACAAAGACGAAAACGATAAAGTTTTAGTTGACGGAGGAGGCGTAAAACTTGATACAACTACTCCAACAGATACAACTAATACTCTTTATGCAGTAAGCGGAATCTTGTATTTTGAAAATTCTGTTATTGGAGGAGCAGGTTCTAGTTATACTGCTGGGGATGGTTTAAATTTAAATATTACAGAATTTAGTGTAGACAATACAGTAGCCAGATCTGGTGACAATGTTAGTATATTTTCAAATGACTCTGGGTACGCTGTTTTACCAGCTGGTGGAACTGCTGGTCAAGAGCTTTACAAAGTTGCAGACACTGGAGTTGAACTTGCTTGGAAAGATGACTACTCTGCCGAATTAAGAGAAACAGTTCAAAATGATACAGCAAGTGATATCACAAAAGGCACACTTGTTATGTCGGTTGGTGCCGCTGGTGACACAATAAAAGTTGCACCAGCTGTCACAGATGGTTCTGTTGAGGCTAGGTATATTCTTGGTATTGCTGCAGAAACAATAACTGCTGGTGGAGGCCGAGGTCAAGTTACGTTTTTTGGTCCGTTCAAGGGTTATGACACAAGTCTTTACAGTGTTGGTACTGTACTGTATAACGACCCGAACAATAATGGACAGCTAAGCTCTAGTATTCCCACTTCTCCAGAGCTTTCTATGCCTGTCGCAATAGTCACCAAAGCAGGAAACAGCTCTTCTGGCAGATTGTTTGTCAGGATGTGGACTCAGCAAGAAGGGCTTCACGAATTACACGATGTTGCAATTGATGCTGCTTCTAGTGGAGACGGCATTAAATACACTGGAACAACTTGGGTTCCCGACACTGACATTGTTCACAGTGGAGATGGCGTAAGCGTTCTAAACAATGATGCCGGTTATGTTACAACCGACACCACGTACACTGCTGGAACCGGATTATCGCTGGACGGCACGCAGTTTAACATCGACGAAACGGTACTGCAGTCCGGAGACAATATCAGTCTGTTGAACAACGACACTGGATACCTGACTTCGCACCCGTCAGTTTCCGCCGCAACCAGCAGCGACAATTCGGGGCGGACTTACATTCAAGACCTGTTTTTTGACCAGTACGGTCACGTAACAGGGGTCTCGACAGCAACAGAAACCGTTGTCGACACAGACACGACGTATACGGCAGGCGATGGCCTTGGATTGACTGGCACCGAGTTTAGTGTGGATGACACGGTCGCAAGATCCGGAGATAACGTTTCGCAGTTTGTCAACGACGCCGGTTATTTAACGACGGACAACGACACGACTTATACTGCGGGAACCGGACTGTCGCTGGACGGAACGCAGTTTAATATCGACGAAACGGTACTGCAGTCCGGAGACAATATCAGCCTGTTGAACAACGACACTGGATACCTGACTTCGCACCCGTCCGTTTCCGCCGCAACCAACAGCGACAATTCGGGGCGGACTTACATTCAAGACCTGTTTTTTGACCAGTACGGTCACGTAACGGGGGTCTCGACAGCAACAGAAACCGTTGTCGACACAGATACGACGTATACTGCGGGCGACGGCCTTGGGTTGACCGGAACTGAGTTTAGCGTGGATGACACGGTCGCAAGATCCGGGGATAACGTTTCGCAGTTTGTCAACGACGCCGGTTATCTGACGACAGACAACGACACGACTTATACTGCGGGAACCGGACTGTCGCTGGACGGAACGCAGTTTAATATCGACGAAACGGTACTGCAGTCCGGAGACAATATCAGCCTGTTGAACAACGACACTGGATACCTGA